CACTCGTTCGGCAGATCAAAACGAAGAGCTCAAAGTAGTAATTGAATTCTAAATGGCACAGAATACAAACCTGAACATAGCTCCTTATTACGACGACTTTGACTCAAATAAGGGGTTCCTAAAAGTATTGTTCAAGCCTGGGTACCCAGTACAGGCTAGGGAATTGACAACACTACAAAGTGTTCTCCAGAATCAGATAGATACATTCGGTCAGGGTGTCTATAAAGAAGGTTCGATGGTAGTTCCTGGTGGAGTTACTCTGAACAGAGATGTGCCGTGTGTAATCATACAGAATACATATCTAAACTTAGACGTAGAATTATATCGTGCAGCTCTTGATGGATTAGTTATTAAAGGTTCAACCTCTGGGGTTCGAGCTCGTGTACTATTTTCAATAAGTGCTACAACTTCTACGAAGAATAATATTACATTTTACTTAAATTATCTACAGAAAGCAAACGATAATGTCACGTCTACGTTCACTGACGGTGAAACTTTTACTTGTGAAAGTGATATTACTTATGCCTCTACAACTATTGCTGCTGGAACGCCTATTGCACAGCTCCTGAACTCTTCTGCAAATAGCAGAGGTTCAACTGGTAATATTGGTGCTGGTGTTTACTATGTTAGAGGATACTTTGTTCCTGTAGCAGAGCAGATCCTTATATTAGATCAGTATGGTACCATACCTTCATATAAGGTTGGTCTTAAGGTAGAAGAAAGAATTATAACTGCAGATGAGGATGCTACCCTCTATGATAATGCTATAGGTAGCACAAACTTCTCAGCTCCAGGTGCTGATAGATTCAAGATTAATCTAACACTAGTTAAGAAGTTAATTACAGATCCTAACTCTGCTGACTTTATTGAATTACTAAGAACTAGTTCTGGTACAATTCAGAAGAAAGTAGAACGTAGTGATTTAGGATTTATTAATGAAGTTCTTGCTAAGAGAACACAGGAAGAATCTGGAAACTATTATGTCAAGAAATTCTCTATAGATGCAAGGGAAAATCTTGATGATGGATTTAATAATGGTGTATATGCATCAACTGCTACTACAGGAGATGGGAATTCCCCTTCTGAAGAGAGCCTAGCTATTCAATTATCCTCTGGTGTTGCATACGTCAATGGATATAGAACAGAGAGAATGTCCTCAACATATAAGGACGTTGTAAAACCAAGAACTTTTGACACTGTAGAGAATCAATCGATTGCTACAGATATTGGTAATTATATTTTCACCACAAATCAACATCAAGCTCCTACTCTATATGAAACTATAGAATTAAGAGATACCTCAACAGCAACTCCAGGTACTCCTGCAGGTACTGTTATTGGTAAAGCAAGAGCGATTGATTTTGCATATGAATCTGGTACGAAGAATACTCAGACTACTCTTTATCGTACTAATATTTCAGATACTCAGTTATATACAAAGATTACTCTTACAGGTAGTGGTACTTGGACAAACGGGAGAAAGGTCTATGGCGCAACATCAGGGGCAACAGGATTCGTACAATCGGGTTCTAGTACTGTTGGATATCTTTACCAGGTTAATGGTGCTTTCCAAGCGGGAGAAGTCCTAAAGGTCAATGATACTGCTGGTGCAACTCATGGTACTGTTGCGGCTGGTGGAGTTAAAAACTATAGTTTCAATGATGTTAAATCTTATGCATTCAGTGGTGGCGGTGGTACTGCTGATGCTGTACTAGATGTTAAGGTAGCTTTACCTGGCTCTGGTCCTATTCTTTCTAGTGTATCTGGTACAGGTACATCTGCTACAGGTACTATTACAGCAACCCTATCCAATTTCAATACACAATTGAAAATTGGTGATGTTATTGAATTCTCAAATAACAATTTGATCCATAAAGCAGAAGTTACTGGTGTTACTAGTGCTTATGTCTTTGCTATCAAGTCTTTAACTTCAAATAACATTGCTAATGGGGCACTTACAAGTCCTGTGGTTAGAACTCGTGGAGAGATTAAGGAAGCAGATAAGAAAGAACTCATTACACCTCTTGGTTTCAATTCAGTAAAGAATACCAATAAGGATAACACACAGAATCCTGCAGGATACTTCAGAACTGCTATTACTGGTATATCAGTAAGTGGTGGAGCTGCTACTGTTGACGTAGGTTCAGGTTTTACACTAAGAGATGCAGATAATGGTAAGGATTTCAGAGTTATTGTTACCTCTGGTACTGGTGATGGTGATGTATTAGAAGAAGGCGATTTCGCTACAGGTAGTCCATCACAGAATACACAGAGTGTTTCACTAACGGGTCTTTGTGGCGGTGGTAGTGGAACTATAGATGTTGTTGCAACAATATACAGTTCTAATAGATCTGCAAAAGCTAAGACCACTGAAAGGATGAAGATCCTTAAAATTGACAAAACTACTACAAGTGGTAGTCCTAATGGTTTAACTACAGCTAATCCAGGTAATGCATATAGAGTAAATGATGATCGTATCTCTCTTGGTACTGGTGATGTATTTACTATTAAGGCAATCTACGAATCAAAAGATGGTAACGACCCAGTAATTCCTAATTTCCAATATACTAATTTACTTGGTACTATTGGTATTGATGAGGTTATAACTGGAGATGATTCTGGTTCTAGGGCAAGAGTTGTATCAACTACAAGTAATTACGTTTATTTCATTCCTATAGATGGTGATGTATTCACTAATGGTGAAACTATAACTGGACCAAACTCTACCTTTAAAATTACCTCAGGTAGTATTAATGAAGGATCTAATGATATAACTTCTAGTTTTGATCTTGATGATGGTCAGAGAGATCAGTTCTATGACTATTCAACTATTGTTAGAAAGTCTGGTTTCACAGCACCAACACATAGAGTCTTTGTTATCTTTGATAGATGGTTAACAACATCTGGTATTAGTCCATATACTGTAGACTCATATTCAACTTCAGAATATAAGATCATTCCAAGGTACAATAAGAAGGCACTTAGGGATTGTATTGACTTTAGACCAATTGTAACTCAACAGTTATCCAATAGTGGATCTGTTGCTTCTCCATATACTTTAAGTGCTACTAAGTATCTTGACTTTGATAATAGAGCATTTACTGCTAACTTAACTGGTATTCCAGGTGTAGGCGATACTACTATAATATCTCTACAACATTACCTTGGAAGATCTGATAAAGTATTCTTAAACAAGGATAGTGTTATACAGGTAGTTAAGGGTGCTCCTTCTCTCAATCCAGCTCCCCCTGATGACATTGATGATGCAATGTTATTGGCAACAGTTGTATACAACCCATATGTTTTTGATGTTGAGAAAGATACTCAAATAACTGAAACAAATTATAAGAGATATACATTTAGAGATATTCAAATACTTGAAGATAGAATCAAAACTCTTGAGTATTACACACAACTTTCCTTACTTGAAAGTGAAACTGCAAGTATGGAGATCAGAGACACTAGTGGTCTCAGCAGGTATAAGAATGGTTTCATTGTAGATAACTTCTCAAGTCTATCTACAAGTGATACTCTACATTTGGATTATAGAGTAGCACTTAACTTTGAAGAAGGTGAGCTACGTCCTGGACATTATACGACTCAGGTACCTCTAACTTATGCAACATCGTCCGTAAATGTACAACAAACTGACGATATCATAACACTTCCATATACATCTTCTGTAATCATTGACCAACCATATGCGTCAGCTGTGGAAAACGTTAACCCATTTAACGTCTTTACTTACACTGGTGATATTGAGTTATATCCTGAATCTGATAACTGGGTAGATACAACAGTATTAGATACTATTAAAGGTCCAGTTGTTGAAGGAAACTTCATGACTACGATCCATGAATATAATGCTGATCAAAATGGTTTCACACCTATTCAGTGGAATTCATGGAAAACAACTTGGACTGGTACAGATGTATCAGTTAACACTGGTGCATGGAGATCACCTAACCACGGTCAGAAAGGTGGTTGGGAAAGACACAGAACTATTACAACTACAACTACAACCACTACTAAGCAAACAAGAAGTGGTATTAGATATAGAGTAACTCCAGTTATTGAGCAACAATCTTTAGGAACTAAAGTTGTTTCTGTTGAGCATATTAAGCATATGCGCTCTAGGAATATAGAATTTACTTGTGAGAAGCTAAAACCAAGAACTAAGTTCTATGCTTTCTTCGATGGAATCTCACTTCCAACTAAACTTATTACACCTAAGGTAATTGGTGTTATTAAGGATCCTAGCACTGATGCTCAGACTAACAGTATACCTTTCCAAATTGGTGAGACTGTACGTGTAGATGGACCTGGTGGAACTGCAGTATTCCAAGGAAGAGTAGCAGCACCTAATGAAGGTTATGCGATCAACCCACTAGACGGTACTGATATTAGTACTATTAGTGATTATAAGTCTAACCTATCATTCCTTAATATTGATACTAAGTCTTTATCAGATGCTGCTAAGGGAACCTATTTCGGATCACCTAAGATTAATGCTTATGTCTATGGAGAAACTTCTGGTGCTATTGCTAAAGTTTCTAATAAGGATCTAGTTACTGATAAGAAAGGAAAACTCAGAGGAACATTCTTCATTGGTAATCCAAGTGTTTCTGGTAACTTAAAATTCAAGACTGGTACTAAACTATTCAGACTTACTGATTCCGATACTAATAATAAGACACCTGGTATATCCGATTCTAGTGGTGAAGCAGAATTTTCATCATCAGGTATTAAGCAGACTACTCAAGAGACAGTTATCTCTGTGAGAAATGCTAAAGTAACTTCAGAGGATATGAAAGATGCTAGAACTCTTACTAGCGTCAGTGTTGACCAAACTGAAGAAACTAGATGGTGTGACCCTCTTGCTCAGACCTTCCTTGTCGAAGATGCAGCATATGAAGGTGGAGTATTCTTAACGAAGATTGATCTATTCTTCCATAGTAAGGATGAAGAAATCCCAGTTTCTATTGACATAAGAACTGTTGAAAATGGAATTCCAACTCAGACTATCCTACCATTCTCTAAAGTGAATAAGGATGCTGATGACGTATTTACATCTTCAGATGCTTCTAAACCAACAACCTTTACATTTAAGGCACCTGTATTTGTAGGACGCAATCAAGAACATGCTATTGTCTTAACATCTGATTCTAACCAGTATAGAGTATTCATCTCATTACTTGGTAAGGATGCTATTGACGCTGCACATGCTGGTGAGAAGATCTCAGAGCAGCCATATATCGGTGTACTATTCAAGTCACAGAACGCATCTACTTGGACACCTTCTCAGTATGAGGATTTGATGTTTAAGATGTATAGAGCAGAATTTACACTTCCTACTACAGCAGCACCTTCTAAGTTGATGCTAGAGAATGCACAACTTGGTAGGAATAACGGTGGATATTTACACCTAAGACCAAATACTCTTAGAACAACTTCTGGAAGTGATCAGATTAGAGTGTTCCATGGTAACCATGGTATGCAATCCAATCTTAACTACTATGAATTAACTGGAGTAGTTTCTGAAGTTGCACCTACTGCCGTTAATATGGGATCTGGATTAACAACTACAGGTACTTCACTAACTGTTGATGATGCATCTCAGTTCCATACAACTATTGGTGGATCTGCTGTAAGTGCTTCTAACCTTGGTTTCCTCAAGATTATAGGTACTGCAGAGGATGGTAGTGCTGATGAGATTATCGCATATCAAGGTATCGCAGGTAACGTCATTACTATTAATGCTGCAGGTAGAAATTATTCAGGTACTTCAGGATCTGGTACAGGTAAAGCACATGCTGATAATGCAGTTGTACAATGCTACAACCTTACTGGAATCCCACTTACTTTAATTAATGGTACACATAATAATACAACTGGTGGAATTATCTCTATCAATAGTCCTCATAGTTACAACTTGAAGATTACTAATAAGACTGCTAGTTCGAGTATTAGTTGTGGTGGATCAAATATGATCGCTTCACAGAATATTCCTTGGGATGTTCTTACACCACAAATCCAAAGTCATGTAGAACCTAAGACTAGCTTTATTTGTAGAGTTAAGGGTACTTCTGGAACTTCCTCAGGACCATTCCCAACAGGGTTCAGTGCTGAAACATCATTCGTTAAAGATAGTGCATGGCAAGATGTTACAGTTGGTGACGATAACAACTTCTTCACAACTAAGGTTATTGCCAACCAGTTAAATGAGATTAACAGGATGAGTAGTGTGAAATCATTCACTATGGAACTCAATCTTAATTCTGAAGTAACTCACTTGAGTCCAGTTATCGATCTGGCACAATGCGGTATCATCACAACTGCTAATGTTCTCAATAACATCCCACCAACCTCAGGTATCGGTGGAGAGTGTGTTGCTAACTACATTACTAAGGTAGCAAAATTAGAGAAGAGTGCTAGTGGTATAAAGGTTATGCTTGCTGCTAACTCTTGGACAGAATCTAAGATTGCAGTCATGTATAAGTTAATACCAGTTGGTTACGCAGGTAATTTGGATGATTTGGAATTCCAATTCTTCAATACTGATGGTAAACCTGATACTGGAGAAATGATTCCACAGAACGAAATCTTCGCATGGACTGATTATGAGTATACAGTGGAAGAGGCAAATGACTTTGATGGATTCCAAATCAAGATAGCTCTTCTCGCTCACAACCAACCATACATACCTAGAGTTAAGGATTTCAGAGCAATCGCTCTTGCATAATGAGTAAAGACGTAGACATCTTTCTAGTCCCTGTCAGTGGTCACAACCAGCTTGGCAGGGATCCGTCGTCTAATGCGATAATAAACACAGATCAAAGTGCTTATGATGCGTATAAGAGAGCACGAAGGGAAGCAAAGAGAAAAGAAGAAGAAATGAGCTCTCTTAGGAGTGAAGTGGGTGAATTAAAAGAACTTGTTAAAAGTTTGGCTAAGAAGGTGGATAAATAGAGTTAAGCTAAATAATACTTAGGATTCCTTTAGAGTATGGCAAGTGCTGTATCCAATCTGCTGATTTATCAAGGTTCGGACTTCATTATCGATTTCAGTATCGAGAATGATAACGGAACTGTATTTAACCTAACTGGTTATTCAGTAGCTTGCAAGATTAAGAAACACTATACTAGTAGTTCTTCGACTACGGTAACAGCGGCAATATTGTCTCCTGCTACTGCTGGTCAGATTCAACTATCGTTAACTAATGGACAAACGGCTGCAATGAAGTCAGGTCGTTTTGTATATGATGTCGTTATTACTTCTGCTTCTGGTACCAAGTCAAGAGTGCTAGAAGGTTCTGTCAGTGTACTTGAGGGGGTAACTATCTAATGGCAAGACTGAGATTTGGAGACCAATCGGTTCCAAGAGTAACTAGAGTCGCCACAGGTGGTGGTGGAGGAACCATCGGAGGAATGTCCGATGTTGACCTTACTGATTCCTCGCAAGGTGGACTAGCAAATGGTGCAGTGCTAGTTTACGACGCTGCGAACACAAAATTTGTACCAACAAACATTTTAAACGACATCACTATCAACGGGGGTAGCTTCTGATGGCATCGAATATCCTAATTAAAAGGAGTACTGGATCAACCGCACCAGGAACCATAACTTACGGTGAATTAGCCGTAACAACTGGTGGTAACGGTACACAAGCAAACGCTGGTGACCGATTATTCATTGGTGACAATAGTAGTGCTGCTCAGGTAGTTGGTGGTAGATACTTCACGGACATGTTGGATCATGCCCATGGTACTGTAACTGCATCATCTGCTGTTCTTGTAGATAGCAACTCAAAGGTAGATACTTGGAATGTTGATGACATTAACTTGAATGCTAACGTCATTACAACAGCCACTACTGATGCTGACCTCATCTTCCGTGCAAATGGCACAGGTAAACTAGTAATAGAAGATGGTCAGGAACTAGAATTTGGAACTACAGGAGATGTAGAACTCTCATTCAATGATTCAGACGCAGTTTTAGACATTAAGCGTGTAGCAGGAACCCCCGACTTGCGTATCGCTGATGATATGAAACTAAACTTTGGTAATGCAAAGGATGGTTCTATCAGATATGACGAGACTACTACTGACAAGATCCAAGTAGATGGTGCAGACTGGAACTATGGAACTGGTGTCCAAGTAAACTTTGCAGATACAACTGATGCTTCTAACGTAGCAACTGCATCTGTAACTTATGCTGGTGGTATTGGTGTTGCTGCAACTGCATGGATCAAAGACCTTAAGGTTGATGACAACACAACATTGGGTACTGCTAATACTGACACACTAACAGTTAACGCAACAACAGTCTTCCAGAATCAAGTTACCTTCAATGGTCTAACAAACATTACTGGTAATACAGCTCAGACTGGTCAAATTGAAATTGACAATCTGAAATTAGATGGAAATACACTTTCCACTATTAATAGTGTACAAGAATTGATTATTGACCCATATCCTGCAGGTGGAGACGCTGATGGTTTGGTCATAATTAAAGGTGACCTTCAAATTGATGGTAC